GCATAGAACGTTCAACAAGTTTTTGAAGTGAAAATTTATATTTTACACAACTTATTTTGAATTCTTCAAACAAATCATTGGGTACCTTAACGGAGGTCAAACTCATTTCTTTTTTACTCATAATTTTATATATTAATGTTTCTCATATAAATATATAAAAATCTACGAAGATACACCTTTTGGACAAAAATCTTTATATTTGGAAAAAGGACAAAATCTACAATTGTCTTTACTAGGATTAGGTTCAAAAGAAATGTCTTTGTAAGTACCATCTTTATTAAATACCTGTTCAATAAATTCATGTAATTTTTTTACCGATTTTGAGGTTTTAATTTTACCACTTAAAGGCATAAACTCTTGGATTCTAGGAATTGGAAATGATGAATTTTCCCATAATTTTCTTCTTAAAATATAAAAAGCAACCTCAATTTTATCCTCAGGTATATTGTATTGTTGAGAAAACCATTTTTTATATAAAATGAGTTGAGATTGTTTTATTTCATCTTTTTTTTCCTTATCCCTCCAACCTGATTTACTTGTTTTGAAATCTATAATCAAATAACTGTTTGTGGTCTCATTGTATAAAACCATATCCAAATACCCTTTAAAATATACATTTTTATATTCTGGATGGGGTTGGACTAAAATTGGAACCTCACATCCCACTAAATAATATGTTTTTCTACTAAAATATCCACCCTTTTTCTTTTTTAGAAATTCCAATATTTGTAATCCATCCTCATAAAATTCATTCATTTCAGCAGGAGATGTGAAATGTTGTTTTTTATTTGAATTGTAGTTTTCTGTGTAAACTGATCTAAACCTTTCTTCAAAATATTGTTCTAAATCAATTTTATTTGCAGCATGACTACTTTCATCATAATATGATGTTAAATAATGTTGAATGGTTTCATGTAAGGAAGTGCCAAATACGCTATGAATTGAGGGTTCTTGTATAAATTTACCCTCTTTATATTGTAATGCCCATTTATGAGGGCAAGTAGAAAACATAGAAAATTGACTATGAGAAATTACTTTTTCATATGAGTAGTTAATTTCTCTAAGTTTAAAATTTCGTATGTCTTTAATTACTTGTGGAAGTTTTCTTTTTGTCAAAACATTATTTTTTACCTTGAAGTAATTGAATAGTTTTTTCTAAATACAAAACAGCATCCATTAGTTCTTCTTTTGTATGTTGAAGATAATCAACTAAAGATAAATCAGTTCTATCTAGGGTTTGACCATATTTTTTAAAACCCATTTCTGCCCTTTGAATATGTTCATCAATAATTGTTTGTACTATTGAGTCAACCTCAAATGGTTTTTCTTCTAATTCAATAGGAATGGGTTGATTTTTAATTCTGTATAAATCTCTGTTGCGTGTCATTTTATGTCTTTTGTTAATTTTTTAATTTCTTTATCTTCTAGGCCTCTTTTTTTCAAAATATCCATTACATTAAACTTACCCAAAAGTAAAATATATTCTTCGGCCTCACCAAATCCAACATAAAAATGATGTGCAATTTGTCTTATTAAATCCTCATTTATTAATTTTTTGTTACCTTTAATGTAACCAAAGAATATATTTTTTTTAGGTAACATATTACAATAAAATTTATAGATTTTTTCTTTATCTGAATGTGGGATTTGCTGGCCTAAATTTGCTACCTCAATATATGGTTCATGCATACTAATGTATTTATGAATCATATAACTATTGAATGTTTTTTTCTGTTCCTCATTAAATGAAGACCAACTACGTTTTTCGTAAACAATTTGTTTTAACCAATCAAATAAAGAAAAATCTTGTTGTTTCATTAATCCATTGTATAATCTGAGTTTTGTTGGGTTTGAGCAAATTCTTCCCTTAGTTCTTTAGGGAGTAGTTCAGTTAAAACTTTTCCTGTTTTTACATCATAAAAACACATAACTGGAATAATACCATCCTCTGAAGTGCCTGTTACAAAACGTGATACTTTACGAAGTAATACTCCTTCTGCAAATACTTGGTTTCCATCCTCTGATACTACAGGTTGTGTGTTTTTCAAATCAATGTTTAGATTCAATTGTTGCTGTTGTTGTTTCATATTATTTTTTTATTAATTGTAAAATTCTGGATATTAGGCTCATGAAATTTATTTCTCTATCAACTTTAAAGTTGGAATGGTATTGGTATTCTTCAATGTAAATAACAATTTCCCCCACATACATGGAAGCATATATCTCTACATTATCATATAAAAATCTAAACAAATCATCAAAATCATTCATATCAGAATTTGCAATAATTTTTCTAATGTTGGTGAATGTTTTTTGATTTGGTTGTTTTAATTCCTCCAATATTTGATTGTAAAAATTTTCAGTATTGCTTAATGTACTAGGAATCACTAATTTATTGTCAACGATATATTTTTGACAATCATTAATAATTTTCCTAAAATCAGGATAAGCATTATTAACTACACTTTTTAAATCATCTAATTCAAATTCAATGTTTTCTGCCTCTAAAATATCATAAACATTTCGTGCTACTACTTTTTTAGATGGAGGTGTTAATTTAAATTCTTGTAATCTACTTCTTAGTGGTGGAATTAATCTTTCAGGATAATTTCCTGTTAAAATAAATCTGGTAGTTAAACTATAGGTTTCAATCATATTTAAAAGCAGTACTTGAGATGCTTGTAAAATATGGGTTGCCTCATCTAAAATAACAATTTTTAATGGTTTAAAACTACGAGTGGATGCAAATGAACCTACTTTTTCCTTGATATCATCCATACCTCTATGTTCGGTTGCATTTAGGTAAATAAAATCACAGTCAATATTGTTTACCAATATTTTTGCTAAAGTGGATTTTCCAGAGCCTTGTAATCCAAATAAACCAATATGAGGAATATCTTGTTTATCTAGAAATTCTTGTACTTTAGCTCTAGTTTCATCAGTACAAATGTAAGAATCTAGATTTTGTGGTCTGTATTTTTCAACAAAAATAGTATGTTCTTTTTGATTCATAACTTATTATAAGAAATATAAAAAAGAAAGCTTGGATTACCAAACTTAAATTTAAACCCAAATAGAATCTACTTTATCTTTAAAGTAAGCATATTGGGCATCTCTTTTCATACCCCATTTAATAATCCAAGTATTTATAGCACTGTTTAACATAGGTTTAGCTTTTTTTAATATATTTTTTATCATTTCTGGAGTTAAATTAGACATTCCTTGAAACTTTATTGGAATTTTTATTTCTTTTGTGATGGGGTATTGGGGAGAACTACTTGGAGGAAAATAATCAATAAAGTATTTATTAGAGAATTTCCCTGTTTTATCTTTATCACAATTAATTCTAAATCTTATACTGGTTCTACCATAATAATCATATCCTGTTAAATATAAACTAAAACTAAGACCACCATGATCATCAGAGAAATGATATCCCTCTAAGAATACATAGGGTTTAAATTTTGGTAAAATAGTCTTACTCTCAGGAGTAAGTTTAATTAAGTTTATTAATTCTTCTTTGAGCTCATCCTCAGAAGGTTTTTTTCTTGTAGAGGCTCCGGCTCCTTCCCAATTAAATTTTTGGGATTGTTCTTCATTTATTGCTTTAGAAAGTTCTTCTTTAATGATTTGGCGTAGTTCAGATTTTTTCATGTCTTTTATTTATTATAAATATACGAAAGAAAATTTAGATTCCCAAATAACTTATTGGTAGATATATTCTCCATAAATTGAATATTTTTTGGGTTCAGGTTCTTTAATTTCTACCTGTTCCGGAAATATAGCATAAAGTTTTCCATCAAACAAATCTAATCTAAAAGATTTTGGCTTTATCTCAGCAATTTGAAAATAAGCCTCTAAAGCATCTGTCAAAGATGTTTGTATTTTATCAACCCCATTTACTTTAAACCTGTCTCCTGGTGGTTGACGATGGGCAATTTCAATCAATTTTTCTTGTGTTTCGGTTTTACTCATAACTTAATTTGTTCAATTAGGAAGGGCAGTAATTTTTCAAAGGAATAATTAACAGTCACTTGTGGTTTGTTTTCAGGGTGAAGCTTTACATAAATTGAGGCCTCACCAGGAATAATACAAAAATTTTTAATAATGAATTTTTGGCCACTTATTTCTATTGATTGGCCTTCTAAAATTACTGCCCCTCTCATAATTACATCATTGACATCATATCGCCAAACCCAGCATCATTCTTTTTTTCCTCTGGTTTATCTACAACAACAGCCTCAGTTAACAAAATGGTACCAGCAACAGATGCTGCATTTTCTAAGGCAGTTCTAGTTACCTTAAATGGATCTATAATACCTTGTTCCATCATATCTACAATATCTTCTGTGGCTAAATCATATCCTACCCAATACTCTTCATTAGACAAATTGTTGATAATTGAATAAATTTCTTCATTTGAATATCCGGCATTTGTTAGAATCTTTTTAAATGGAGCCAAACAAGCCTCATGTACAATATTTCCACCAATATTGTTTTCATGTGCCATAAACCTTGAACCCAATAGTGCTATACCACCTCCAGGAACAATACCTTCTTCCAGTGCTGCTTTGGTTGCTTGTAATGCATCATCAACCCTGTCTTTTTTCTCCCTCATTTCGGTTTCAGTAAATCCACCTACATGAACCACAGCAACTCCACCAATAAATTTGGCCAAACGTTCTTGTAGTTTTTCTTTTTCATATGGGGATGTTGATTTTTCAATTTGGGTTTGAAGTTCTTCAATACGTTGTTTAATTTTGTCTGCATCACCTTTACCATCAACAATTGTGGTTTCATCTTTACCTACAGTTACAACTCGAGCTTTACCAAACCAATCCCAACTGAATTTGTCAAGTTTCATGCCTTTTTCAGTACTAAATACTTGACCACCGGTCAAAATAGCAATGTCTTCTAGAATCAATTTACGACGATCTCCAAAGTCAGGAGCTTTTACAGCTACTACCTTCAAAATACCTCGTGCTTTATTTACAATCAAAGTAGCCAATGCCTCACCTTCAATATCTTCAGTAATTATAACCAAGGGTTTATTTTGGTTAGATACTGCCTCTAAAATTGGTAACAATTCTTTTACTTGGGTGAATTTTTTATCAGCAATTAAAATAAACACATCTTGTAAAGATGTAGTCATTGAATTGTTATCTGTTACAAAATAAGGAGATTTGTAACCACGGTCAAACTGCATACCCTCTACTGTTTCAAGGTATGTTTCACCATTTTTAGATTCTTCAATAAATACAACCCCTTCCCTTCCTACTTTTGACATTGCTGTTGCAATTAATTCCCCTACCTCAGGATCATTGTTTGCTGAAATGGTGGCAATCTGTTTAAGTTGCTCTTCTGAAGAAATGTCACATTTAATATCAGTACGAATATGATCAATTACTTGTTTTACTGCTTGATCAATTTCTCGTTTAATTGTAACAGCATTTTCTCCATTGTTAAGATGTTTCAAACCCAATTTAACCATTTCTTGGGCCAACAAAGTGGATGTTGTAGTACCATCTCCTGCATTGTCTGCTGTTTTGATAGCTGCTTGTTTTACAAGCTGTACACCTAATTCCTCAATTGGATCTTCCAATGTAATTGATTTTGCTACAGAAACCCCATCCTTTGTTGAATGAATAGAACCATTGTTTGATATTACAACGTTTCTACCATTAGGACCTAGGGTTGATGTAACAGCATTTGCTAGTTTGTCAATACCATTGACAAGTTTTTTTCGTGCTTCTGGACCAAATTCTATAATTTTACTCATAATGTTTAATTGTTTACAACTTTAGACAAAACCTGATTCTCAGGACCTAACCAGTATTCTTGACCTTCCAATTCCAATTTACTAAAACCCATGGTTGGTAATACAACAATATCTCCTGGTTTAA